AATGATAAAGGCTGCAATGGTTATGTTCTTATAAACGGATTCCCCCACGTTCCCGTTGATAACAATATTCCTTGTATCGCCCACATCCCAGTAATTATCTCCCTTCCCAGCGTCCGAAACCGCCTTGATTGTGGCCCAGCTGTTGGAGTCCAGCGTGGTGTTGACGGTGGTCACCTTGATGGCCTGGGTGGTGGTCTTGGTCACATCCCCCTCCGTGTAGGAAACCGTGATGGTGGTATTTCCCGCGGCCAGGGCGCCGGTGGGGGAATAGGTGTACCCGGTCACCGCGCCGCTGCTCCCGTCGGTGTAGTAGGCGGTCACCACCATGCCGGCGGTGCTGAACTGCTCACCGGAAAAATAGCTGGTGCGGTTGGGAGGCGTGGTGACTGCGATCCGGTCCAGCACCTTGGCCACCGTGATGGCCTGGGTGGTGGTCTTGGTCACATCCCCCTCCGTGTAAGAAACGGTGATGGTGGTATCACTCAATTTCAGGGCGCCAGTGGGGGAATAGGTGTACCCAGTCGCCGCACGGCTCTGGCCGTCCGTATAGCGGGCCGTGACGGCCATACCCGCCGGGCTGAACACTTCCCCGTACTTGTAGGCGGTTTTTGTGGGCGGGTTGGAGATCTCAATGCTGGCCAGCACCCGCACCGTCACCGCCACGCTGGCGGTCTTTTTGATCCCGCCCCGCTGATAGCTCACCGTGATGGCCGTGGTGTCCTTGGAGATGGTGGCAGGGGAGAATGTGCAATCGTCCGTCACATTTTCGGTGGTGTCATCCGCAAAGGTGGCAGTTACCACCATTCCCGCCGGGTCAAATGCTTCTCCGATGTAATAGCTCTTTTTATTGGGCTGGGTGGTGACTGCGATCCCCTCGGTGATCATCAGATCCACCTCGTACAGCAGGGTGCCGTTGACCTCCACCACCTGGGTGGCAGTCTGTTCGTTCAGGGTGGCCGTCACGGTCCAGTTTCCCACATTGGGCAATTCAAATTCCGTGGATCCCGTTCCCTCCAGGGTGGTTTCTCCGTCTGAACAGGTCACAGTGGCGCCCGTGCAGGTGGTCACCTTGATGGTGGGGCTTTGTACGCCTATGGCCTCTTTCAAGCTCTGGAGGGTGGCCCGCATGTGCTGGCCGCTGGCGTGGTCGTAGAATGGGATAAAGTCCTGCGTGGACATTTCCTCCGCTGCCGTCAGCTTGTTGGTGGGCTGCTGATAATCGGTGCCCGGTGTGGCCGCTCCCACGCTGTATTTTTCGCCCTCCTCGGTGGTGGTCTTGGTCCCTTTCAGCAGTCCCTCCACCTTGATGGTGTCCTGCTTGTCTTTCAGGGCGCCGTTGTGGGCGTTGGGATCCTTGTTGTGTTTGTCGATCAGGTCATCCAGCCCGGCCTCCAGATCCGGCTTTAGGGTCCCGTTGAAGTATTCCGCCACATCCTCGGCGGTCATCCACGCCTCCGCGGGGTAGGACACTTCCACCTCCACGCCGGCGGTCACGGTGATGGAAACGGGGTAGCGGCGCACATCCGGGGCGGTTCCCTCCACATAGGCGCTCACATACTGCTTTTGCTCCCCCAGGGACCCATAATAGATCATGGTTTCGGTCCCGTTCTCTACCTTGCCGAACACGGCAAAGCCGCCGATCCAGAAACCCTCCTGTAATCCGCCGTTCAGGTCGCTGCGGTACTCCACCAGCATGTTGACAGCGGCGCCCTCCACCGTTGGCACGGTGCTGGTGCCGTTGGGGCCTGGGTCAATGGGGGCGGTCAGCTTCCGGGCGGCCTCCGCGCTCTCCGCCGTGCCCTTGTCCATGACCACCTTTGTAATGGTCAGCTTATCACCGGCCACCATTTTGGCCAGCAGATTGTTGCCGGCCTCTGTAATGACAAATCCGTAAAACATGGTTGCCTCCTCTTACTCCGCCGCCGGTATGGCGGTCTGTGTGATAGTCCCGAAAACCCCGCCCGCTCGGATCGGGGCCTCCATGCCGTAGTCCATGGGCGCCGCCGGCAGGGCGGTGGACATATAGCCCCGCCCCATGGCGCCCGTGATGGTCAGGGCCGCCGGATCCATCTGCGAAATGGTGATAATATCATCCAGCCAGGAGGAAAGGCGCTTGACGGAGGCCAGGACCCGCCGGAACTCCTCCAGCTCTCCCGGCCCTACCTCGCCGCCGTCCCCCACATAGGCCCGGAAATGGTGCGGATCGCCGTCGTACTCGTACCACTCCTCGATATACCCAGTTTCAAAGATGGTTTCAATGATCCGGTTGACCGCCGCCGGGGTGCCCATCTGCGTGTAAAACAACAGGGATCCCTCAATCAGCGCCCGCTTGGTCTTGATCGAATAATTTTCATCATAGGACGGGGTGCGCAGCTCCACGGCCATATAATCCAGCAGCCACTCCGGCATGGTGGCAATGGCCGCATAGGTCCGGGCGGCATCGGAATAGGCACACAGCTTTTCCACCTGCCGCCCCACCGCGTAGGCAATCGCCTGGACCTCCGCCTGGCTGGCCAGGTTCTCCGGCATGATGTCGGTAAAGCGGCTCCCGGAAAGTTTAATCATCCTCCAGCCCTCCATAGGTCACGGTGGCCTCCCCCTGGAGGGCGGACACCTTGGTGGCCGCCACGGCGGTGTATGTGGGGGCCGTCACGGTCACCCGCTTGGCCCCGGCCTCCATGACCATGGCCACCAGCTTGGAGGGGTTTATGTCCCGTCCAATGGCCCGCTGCCAGGTCTGATAATCCGCCACCGCCTGGGCCACCGCCGCCTGGATGGTCACGGCCTTGGCGCTGTCGCTCCGGTTGATGTAATAGGTCAGGCCGATGGTATAGGGGACCTCCTCCGGGGCCGATACATTGACCAGATCCGTCATGGGCCGGATCGTCTTGTCTTGCAGATAGCCCTTTAGCCCGTTGATCATTTCCGGCCCAGGCTTTGCTCCGTCGGCCATGATGAAAACAATATCCACCGTGCCGGCCTCCTGGTCGCTGGTGGCCACCACATCCCCAATGGCCGGGCTGTACGCCTTGGCGTGGTATAGGTAGCTGTCCTCTGGTCCCGCCGTGGAATAGGCGCCGGGGGCCAGAAAAACCCGCTCCGCCAGGTCTGCGTCACTCTCGATCTCCGCCCCGCCCTCCGTGGTTGCGGTGTTGGCCACGCTGGCCACATAGGGGACAGGATCCACCATGGTGGACAGCTCCCCGGCGGTCAGGCCGTTGCCGGCGCTTCCGGTTTCGGTGCAGGTGGCCGCCACCTCCACCGCGGTGCTGCCCGGCGGGATCTCTGCGTATTCGTCCGTGGCAAAGTACACGGACCCGGAGGACGCCACCCTGGTGCCCTGGGGGATGGCTGTTGCCGTTTCCCGCTCCGCCGCCAGGGTAAAGCGCAGGGTACAGGTTGCCGCCGTGGCCGGACTTCTGGTGACGCCCTTAAAAAGCGCCAGGTTGTCCAGGTAGTCGGAATAGCTGTATTTCAATAGGCTTTGCTTGCCCTGCCGGTCAATGTACTGCATGGCCTGGTAGATCTGCGCCGCCGCGGCGTACAGGATCATGCGGTGGACGCTGGCCCGGTCCAGGGACACGGCCACGCCCTGGGCCTGCGTCATATAGTCCTCATAATCGGCCACCATTTCGCCCCGCACATCCTCCACCGTCTTATTGTCAATAAAGCTGATTTCCGGTGTGTTCTCGATTGCTGACATGTCAGGCACTTGTGATCACCACCTTGGGATAAAATACGCCCTCGCCGCCATGGGTCCATTGGACGGACTGCACCCGCACCTCCGGGATAAATTGGGCCGTCTTTTTGGTGATCTCCGCCGTGTAAAGGCTCTTGGCTACTTCCGGCGGCATGTCCACAAAATCCATATTGATCCCAAATTCCCGATCCAGCGGCATGGTGCCCTCTCTGGTGGAGTACAGCAGGGCCAGCTTGCGGTCCAGCTCCGCCATAGCGTCATTGGCAAAAGTGAATTGCAGTTGAAAATCAAAAGGTGAAATATTCATGCGTATTCCTCCAGCGTGATGGACAGGGCGGCCTTGACCAGCTCCCCGCGGCTGAATATGGTGGACCAGGTTTCGCTTGATCCGGTCAGCCGAAACGGATTTTTCCCCACCGGCCTGTTGCCGATGACCAAATATTCCGCCGTCCCTGCTTCCACCATGCCCTCCACCGCCTCCAGCACGGACCGGGGGCGCACCCCCAGGCCGGCGGACAGGTATATGGTCAGGTTTACAGTCTGGAGGCCAGGGCCTAAAAACTCCGCCTTTGGCTTTGCTCCCATGGCTTCATGGATGGCCCAGCGCCCGGAGGTTTCCCTGGTCATTTCCTGGAGGATCAGGGCGGTTTCGTCGCTCACCTCAAAGACGATTTTCCGCCCCAGCGTTCCAATGGTCACAGCTTATCCTCCTATCTTCACATCAGGGCTTCCGCCCGTCACGGTCCCGCTCCCGCTGTGCGCGGCCAGGGTGTCGCCCATGCGGGCCGCCGGTTTCCCGTTGATCCGCACCGTCCCGCTCCCAGCGCCCACGGCGCCCTGGCTGGATCCACAGCACCCGTCCCGCTCGGTGGTAATGCTCCCCACCGTAGCGGCGGACAGGCCGTTGATCCGCACAGTCCCCGAACACGCCCCGGAGATCTCCCCGCTGAACGGTTCCGGGGAGTGGGTCGGTACATGCCCCGTGTGTTCCCCGGCGGTGGTTCCCGCCACCGCGTCGGTTATTCTTGCCGCCTGCGGCATGGCTCCCGCCTCCTTTAGTTCAGGTCGATGGTGGCGCCGTTGATGGTCACCGCTCCGCCGGCCTCAATGTGGATGGCCCCGGCGCATTGGATGGTCAGGGTGCTTCCGTCATACCGGATCACGGCCTCCCCCGGCGTCCGGCCCAGGTCCTTGCGGAACAGGCCCTCCGCGCCCTCCGGGGGTTTGTGATTGCCGGACCAATACCGGCCCAGGACCAGCCCTGCCTCGGTCCCGTTGGATAGGTGCAGCACCATGACGGGATCCCCCACCTTTGGCATGTTGTACTCTGTGCAGAGCATGGGCAGGGGGGCGGTCACGCTGTTGTCCTTGTCGGGGTAGACCACCCGCACCAGGCCGGCGGCGTAGTCAATGGATGAAACCTTGCCCACCCTGAAAATTTCATTTGCCATATCGTCCTCCTCAGTCCGCCGTCAGGGCGTTGGCCGCCTTGAGCAGCAGGGTGTCCAGCCACGCCAGGGAGGTGTAGGCGGTGGCCCAGTAGTCCGGGGAGTTGATCACCCCGGTTTTGGTCAGCACATCCAGCGCCGCGTCCACCGTCGTGATACTTGTCCCGCCCAGGTTGACTTTGATCCTTGTGGCCATGTTCAGGATTAGGCCGTCCAGGTTCTTCACGTCTTTGTAATGGGCCACCCAATACTCCGGGGAGGCCATGACACCCACGGCGGCCAGCCGCTCGGTGGCGTCCTTGATCACTTCCTCTGTCATGGCTTCCACCAGGGACAGCTCCAGGTCCATGGTGTAGCCGTTCCCGACATGGTGTGTAATACTGTCGATGTAATACTTGCCGGAAAGGCGCCCCAGGCCCACCACGGTGACGCATTGGGAGGCCACCAGGGTGGCATTTCCGGTAATGGTCAGGGAAAGGGTGGTGTGGCCGTGGTTGGCGCTGTCCACCGCCGCCTGGATCTTTCTTTCTGCGTCCGCCAGGTTGTCGGCCTTGCCGGATTGTTTCAGGATCCTGGTGCCCGTCCCCACCGTGGCCTTGATCTCCGCCTCGGTGATCGGGTCCGTGTAGGTGTATTCCCCGCCTGTGTAGGTTCCGGCCAGGGTCTTTTTCCAGCTCCAGCTCTCAATGTCGCTTTCCCGTATCGTTAGCACAGGGTCCTTTTTCTTGTATGCCTCCCGGTCAAATACCACGATTTTTTGGGCATACACTTTCATAGCGTAGCCGTAACTTTCGCACACCTGCATGTAAAAATCACAATCCGTCTGGCTTGACTGCTCAATGGATTGGATCGTGAACGGCGTCCCCTCCACATCCCAGGCCAGGGCAATTCCGGCCCGGCTGGCTATCTCTTTTCCGATCTCCTGGACCGTGACTTTCTCCCAGGTCTTTGTCCGCTCGGTTTCCCGAAAGGCTCCGTCCGCCGGAACGGACACGGCGGAAATAGTCCCCGTGATCGGCCACCCTGCAAAATCGAAGTTGTCCAGGATGAAAAACCCGCAGGGGAGGGCGCGGTTATCGTCCTCCCGCTCCCAGTTGGAAAGTTTTATGGCGGCCTCCAGCGTGTCACCCTCCAGGGGCAGCCACGCCACCGTCCATTGGCGGTCCCGGTCATGGATCGAAATGTCCAGGCTGTCCGCCTCTCCGCTTGCGGGATCCGTGTATGTGATCTCCGTGGTTTGGCCCAGCATTTTGCTTTTGACTGCCGCGCCGTTCCAGGTCAGCTCCACCGCCGCGCTGCGTGTTCTCATGGCGTCCTCCAGATCGGCAGGTTTTCCGCCTTGTCATCCTTCGGCG